GGCTCTGATGACATTCGTAACGGATTGACTTCCGCTAAAACTGGAAAACGTAGAGTCATTGAAACTAGCTACATTATTGGTCAGAGACCAGGGGACTACTGTAATACAAGCATCTCCGACGGCGTTGGTAGGAACAGTCCCATCAAAACTAAACTTTCCCACCGAAGACTTAATTGGAAATGTAGATGGGATCTTTGCTGGTTCAGCGAATTCTGGACATAAAACAGCGGTCATATAGGCAGCAGCAGCTTCTGATTGAGGCTTACCCAGACCAGATTTATAAGCGATTCTATTAACCTCACCCCTAAGACCTTTACGAGCGCTAGGTTGGTAAGTTCTAATCTTGGCGACGGCTCCCAAATTTCTAACGCCTCGGGAACGTTTAGCTTTCTTGAGCTTTCTTCCAACTCTTTGTATAACAACGGATTTGAGTCCATTAATAACTTCTCTTTTCATGGTTGATTGTGTAAACAAGATTATTTCTGTGTTTTCTAGCTGTTTACGGAGCTAGCCTATTTATGTATAGCGGCTCGGAATTAATAACCGACATCCACCATAAGCTTATACAATTGGGGATAAAGCAATTGGGTATCCCCTTGGCTGTACTCTAATATCTTGAGATCCCGTGAGTCCGGATGCATTATCACAAATTTAGCGTCAAAGTGATGATGCCCGTCTGTCACTGCTTTGTATTCATTCAGGATGTACTTGGAATTCGCTTCTACATGCCCAAACTTTCGATCTATCATATCTTTATACATGGGCCATGACACATAAGAGGTAAGCAACTGAGCTTTGATCCCGGACAAAAGTTGTTCTTCTGTTAAATTGACACCTATCTTGGCAGAAACATCACCTGTAGCTATTATTCTACGGCATTGTCTAGTGGTAACGGCCTCTTTCTTAGTCACAAAACCATTCTTAGACAAGAAATCTATATGTGTATACCCTACGTCTGAATATTTGGGGAAATATTTAAGCTCCCCACACAACTGCCCATATCCATGTGACACTCCTTCCTCAAAAGCGTAGTATTTCCTCATTGCAGTCCCATAAGCCTCACTTAGAGAAGAATTGATCAACAAAAACGTATCATCTCCTGATTGTTTGGGAAAGAAATTTTTCCCGGCAATAGCCCCGCAATCTAACCCTATTTTCAACTGGAGGAGTAGTATTCTTAAAGTGTTGAACAATGTCGTTCTCGTAGGATGACCTGAAAATGTAGTCTGTATGAGTTTACCGCTGAATATCTTAAATCGGTTCTTCCCCAACAAACTGAAGCCCTGCAAGTAATTAGGCATATAAAGAGTAACTTGACACTTTGTCGCACTTGCTTTCTTAACGATTTCCCTGGTTTGTCCTACGTTGAATCCTACTTTAGCGCAGATTAGAGGGAAAAATCTACGTATAAACATGTTATCCACACTCTCTATAAAATCGGCATGCTGGTGAGCATCATGATTCGATCCATCCCAACACATTCCTTGTGGGTCTTCTAACTGTGCCGCTTCTTTAGCCAAGGTGTGTTCTAACCTCTCTGAGTTCCACCCTTGAACGAAACTATCCTTGAAAACATCCACTTCCTTAATCGCCCTCATGAAGCACCAAGCTACATACCCTATAACGGCTTTCACTTCATTAGAGGGATTGAAAATATTTCGTGC